CAAAAACTTTCGGGGGATGGTGTGACCCGCTCGGGGAATATTACGAATGTTTAGCGAGCAACAGCAAAAAAAGCGCCTTTGGTCAATTTTTTACACCAAAGGCAGTTTGTGACATGATGGCAAATTTTGTAACTCCAAAAGATTGGGGAAAACAAATAAACGAGCCTTGCAGCGGTAGCGGTAGAATGATTTTAGCCAGTAACCAAATAACAAAAGGCAATTATTTTATAGCACAAGATTTAGACCCAATTTGCTGTAAAATGACGGCTATCAATATGGCTATGCACGAAATTAGGGGAGAGGTTCACAATATGGACACTTTAAGGATGGCAAATTTGCGGATGTCCTACAGCATAAATTTTGATTTTTACAAGCACAAAACGCCTCTAATACTGCTTAAACGCCCTGATTAGGGGCGTTTTTTATGCCTTTTTGCGTGAAAAAATCCCGAAAAACAGTACAGTAGCTCTGTTTTTCGGGATTTTTGGGAAGTTTTATTAAACTTCTATAGGATTAAGTCTTTTTTCATTTTTCATTGTTTGAGACCAACCCATCCTTCTGGCTTTTTAAGTAAGTAGCAAATCTATCTTTAAAATAGGATCTTGTTTCCTTTTTGGTTTGTTCAAAATGATCATTCCTTGAAGATTCTATTTCATTCAAATAGTCCCTAGTAGGCTCTGGTAATACTACTGTTTTTCCAATACCCATAACTCAAAGATATTAAATTTAATGTAAAATATTACCCTTTATTTGGGCGTAATATTAGCGAACAGTTGATAGCAATCATAAAAAACGATTGTTATCTTGGTATTGTAAAACATTTACAGAAACCAAAATAAAAAATCTTCATATCTAATATATCTATAAATAAGCATGCTAAAAATAGTGTATATTAAAATTAATAAAACTCCTTTAAATTGTTTTGACTTCTCTATTTGAGTCCAGTTTCTTCTAGACTTTAAATAGGTAGTTACATTGATTACAATAGTAAAAACCATAGTCAGCATAACTAGAAAAAAAAGCTTTAACAGTATTGTATAAATTATACTCGTACTAATTAGGAATATAGGATTAAATGAAACTATTATTAGTACAAAAAGGAACAAATAAGTTAAGACTAATAGAAACGAAAACATTTCTAAAACTCTTACTTTCCATGTTTTTCGTGCTTCGTTTTCATAAACATAGGTAAGGTTTAAATCTATAGATTTTTTTACATCTAATATTAAACAATGACCTTTTACTCTAAATTTTATATTTCTATTATATGTATTACTATTTGGATCTTGATCTTTTTTCCAAACATGTGTATCAGTTAAAGTAATTGTTTCAAGACTATTATCTTTTGAATTTATTGTATATTGAGCTAAAACCCCTGAAAAAAGTTTATTTTCTTTAAACCCATCAGAAATAACAATATCAACAAGAGTAAGAATCACATTTTTATTTTCATTAATATTTATAAAATCTTTAAAATCTATTATTTCACCTCGTAAATAATAATTCCAAATATTCCCAAACCTTAACAGCTTAAACTTCCTATCAAGTTTTAATCCTCTTACCAAATGCCAACATATTATTGCAGAAAAAAAAGAAATTACACAAGTGATAATAACATAGCCAAAAATTATCAATATTTGCTTATCATACTCTGTAAACTCGTATAAACTTAAACCGTCTAATACGTGTTTAATGTTCTTAAAATCTGACAATCTTATTAAATACTCTTCTTTTGTAGGCTTACCGTATACTTGAAAAAAACCTTTAACACTATAGAAAGAAATTATCTGAATTATTAAACCTAGTACAAAAGAAGATGTTAAAGTATATACCCAGTTTTTAGCTACAAATTGTTTGGAAAACTCTCCTTGGTAATAAAATTTTCTAAAAACTAATCCAGGTATTGCAAAAAACATAAATAGATATACGAAAGTAAAATCTACATTAGGAATATCCATGTTTTTACGCGCTAATTTCGACTATCCTCTTATTAGATAATGTTACTTTTTGAATTTCACCTTCATTATCCCTAGAAGTTGATGCCGCATTAAGTATCATTTCTTTATCCGTTGAGTTAGATAAAATACTAATCGATTCTTTATTTAAAACACCATCATCTTTAGAAAAAACATTTTCTAACAACTTAACAACTAGCCCTACAGCGACCATAGCAACTGTAAATGAAAACAATTCTTGAAAAAAATTAGATGACTTCATAAGTTAATTTGTGTAAAAAATCTATACAAAAGTACAATATATTAATCAATTATTTGAAAAATAATAAACGTTTTACAACTCCGTATATAATTTATTGCTGGCTTCTTACCTAATAGGTTAGTTGCTAAAAATACGCTACAAAGCATATACAAATCCGTTAACAAATATTAAAAAGCACCTCCGGCGGTTAAAGCACAACCCGTATAACTAGGGACATTATTAAGGTTAAACCAATAAATAAATATATGCCTTTGGTGCTTTTGTTTTTATCCTGTAGTAGGAGCGCCCAAACGTAAAGGCCCCCTTTGTCTTGTTTCTTTTACCCATTTTGGACGAAAGAAAAAATACTTTCCGGCATCACTCATATTAGTACTGTACATAGGTAATTGAGGGATTGGTAATTTTTCCGAGTTTTTATCCTTCTGTATCATGGTAGATCCCGTACGTCTGTTTTTGCTCATTTTGGTTTTTGCCAATCCTAAACTTGATCTGTACTCTGTACAACCAAATTTATCAATCATAATTCTTGGTAAATTGTTGTTGTAACCTCCAAAAAAATGCTTCATTAAATTGAATTCCTCCTCCTGGAATATGGTGGCCTGATTTTTATTCATCAAATTAACCTTCCAACCTTTTTCTTCTATAAATCCCGCCAATTCTGTAGCATAATCTTTTTTCACTGCAGCGTTTTGGTTTCCGGAACGATCATAATACATATTGAGCACCTTTTTTTTATGATGCTTAAAGAAATTTGTAAACTGTAAAGCCAATTCCTTAGTGTGTTCTGGAGCTAGTGTAAATAAGTTTTTCAAGATGTACACATAATTCCCCTGCTCTTGGCCTAACAGCATCGAGCACATGTTACCAAAATCTACACCCGCATCTATAGGCTCATTATGTTTTATGTATTTTAAAGCTAAAGACGAAGCTTCTACGGCATCACCAATTTTATATTTATCGTAATAACCAGGAAGAATACCATCATCATAAAAATGATGATCTCCTAAAGTGCTATAAAATTTTTCGCCTTTTTTTATGGTTGGCTTAAAGGTTAATACAGCCGATTTGAATTCCTCGGGACCTAATAGTTCTAATTGATCTTGAAAATAACCAGGACTCAAAATACCCACATTGGTTAAAGCTGAAGCTTGATAAAATAACGTTGAGTTTTTGCGCACGCGTAAATGGCGTTCCGTCCATCGAACGAGTTGCTTTTCTAGGCGTTTTATAGCATTAAGGTCTTTATCCCTTATGGCATTGTAAATTTGCAACCGGATGTTGTTTAATTTAATACCAACATTTAAACAATCTTTTATTTGCTGCACGTCCATGTTTTTTTCATGGTTCAATACCCAATCAAAATCACCTTCGGCAATGTTTGGCATATCGGTTGCGGCCGTTATCCCTCTATAAAAAACAGAATTAGAAATAATAGGAAATCCACGTAATGCAGGCATTATTTTCCGAATAGGCAAATCGTTTATATTTCTAGACTCATCTATAAATCCATGTTGGTAGGAGTTTCCCGCTAAAGACTGCGGCACATCTGCAGAGCCTAATTTGTAAAAATTACCAAACCGTGTGGAAAGCGTGTGTTTGTAAGACAACGGCTGTTTATAAGGTTGTAAAAAATGTGCTGGAGGAGGCGCATCTGTAATATAGTCAACACCTTCTTTGTAGCCTTTACGGCGCCATCCCTCCAATAATGATGGAATAATATTATCTAAAGCATTAACATAAGTATCGGCTAAAAAAAAGAAATACGCGTGTGGCATAGCTTTATTAATCATCATGGAACGTTCGGCAAAATAATTTGTTGTTTTTCCGCCTCCACGTCCAATAATTAATACCTGGTTTTTAGCAGCAATAAGGGCACACATAACACCCAACCATGTTTCGTAAACCACGTTTACGTCCTTATCTTTCTTTACGCGGATTCGTTTTGTCATCTGGGAAGATCTCTAAAGTTAATAAACCGGCTTCTTTTTTCACTTGTGCTTTTTCCTTATTGGTAAGCTCTGGGTAATTATCAATTTGTTTTATTAGTAAATCGTTGTTAATGGGTTCTAAGCCTGCTTCAACCATGTCCGTGGTGTAAAGTGTCCACGTTTCTTTTAACCATTCCTCTGGAATAAAAGCAACTTCGTCCTTATCGGCTTGACGGATTTTATGTGCTTTTTCTATCATATCCGCCACTATTTTAGCATCCTTTGCATTTTCCACAAAAGGCATAGTAATAGCCACTAAACGGTCTATTTTATCGGCATCTATATTTCTTTGGGCTTGTTTGGATAGCCTAGCCGATGAGTAGTAATACTCCAACGCATCATAATACACCTTTTCGGCCATGTGCCTGGTTAAGTGTTCTACTTTTATTAAATGCTTTAAAACAGATTCTTTGGTACCATAATCTATGGCGCGTAAATCTAACACCCGCACTATTTCCATGAGTTCAAAATAAACAGCAATAGCCTCCGGAGTATCATCTGGATCTCCGTTATCTACAAAATCGTAGATATCGTTTATAGTGACGCCTTTTATGAGGGTGTTTTTGTTCATTTTTAAGATTTGGCTTTATGGTAATGCTCGGCAAAGTCTAATAGTTCGTCTTCGGTTATCATTAAATATTTTAAACCTGTTCTTTGTAAACCGTTTTGTTTAAACCAAAGATTTGTTATTTCATCATTAAATGAAGGTGAAGCGTGTTTTTTAGCAATTTTACCTTCATCAACCAAAGCTGTTAATTTTTGACTTATTAATTCGGCTTTATTGGCGTTAATTATTGAGGGATTTGTTAACCAGTGTTTTGGATAAACAGGACTAATTAGAGCCTCATTAACTTCCTTCATTACTTTTTTAAAAGCTTCACTTCTTTGTATTTCTACAGGACTTTCACAACGAAGCCCACGACTCCTTCCTTGTGTTATAATAGGAGAAGTATCTTTCACATCACTTTCATATTGGCGTGCTCTTCTTTTTTTAATCAAACTTAAAAACAGTGCGACGGCGAAACATATTAGTAGAGTTGTTTTCATAATTTAACCTTCATTTAAAATTCTTTGTTTATGATTTTCGAATGCTCGTTTAGCAGCCGATTTATTACTTTCCTGGTATGCTGTTATATTTCCGCCTTTAGCGTTTTCTAACATTTTATTCTCTTTTTCAAAAGAAGCCACTAAACACCCTTTGTTGTAATGGTGCCTTACGGTACTTGTTGGATTGTGAAATTCTTGCAAAAACAAGCTTTTATCCACATCTAAATACAAAGCAATATCGCTAGGCGCGTAATTTGTAGCCGCTAGATTTTCTATGGTTTCAAACTCCTCCTGAGATAGTTTTAACGGATTGAATATGGATAGGTCGTTATTCATGTTTTACAATAAATCAATTCTTTGGGATAAACATTCTAAATACATGTTCATAGCTGGCAATTGTATTTTTAAAAGAGCTTGTTGTTGTGTAGGTAGCTTTTTAAATTTTTTAGATTCCTTAATAAAAAACGCTAAAGCAGATGCTTTTTTTGATAGTGCTTTTTGTTCTTCTAGTAGTCTTAATTTAAAATCTTTCATAATATTTCTATTTAATTTGTATTCCTTAATTTACTCTCTGTAAACAATGTTTTTCTAAACTCATAAACGCCCTTGCTATTAGCAAAAATATATTGCTCGTACTGGGCATTACTTGCCCAATTTCCAGAGCCTTCAATAATAAAATAATGGTCTTTTGTTTTACAAATGGCCACTTTAGCATGCACCCAACTGTAAATAACATTAAAGTTGGCACGGCTAGATATTAGCGCGTTTAAATAATCTATGGTAGCGGGGTTGCGTTTTATTAAAGAATCGGAAATCATTAAGGTAACACGCTCAATAATTCCTTTGTCATGCAACTGTATTAAAGCATCTATAACCTTTCGGGAAATAGAGTAGGTAGAGGCGTGCAATTCTGTAATAACTTCTTTTTCGCCTATTAAAGGAATAAAGGTAAACGCATTAAAAGACGTGTCCGACTGTAAAAAGAAAAACTCTTCAGAACTTGGTAAGCGTTGCAACTCCTTATTTAAACTCTTAATTTTT